GTACTTGAAGCTCCACCAAACGTAAGAGTTGTTTGTCTTGACGCCAAACTTGTTGTTTTATAAAATCTAAATGGGGCTGGAAGCAGTTCTAGATTGCTTTCAACGTATTGTTGACCTGATGGTGTAGCAGTTGTTGGTGTGCGATTTTGTACCGAACGAAATACCGTGTCTTGAGTTAAGAACTGTACTTCATAATACGTGTTTCCATTAGAGTCGAACACTGCAACAATATCGCTTACATCACGATTACGTAAAGTGTAAGTTTTAAAAGCTTCAAACCCTGCAACGCTAAATGTTTCAGAGAAAGTGTTGCTAGACAAACAGGTTCCATTTGCACTAAAAATCCAGTTGATTGGATTGTTGTTTGTGTCCACTTCACCGATTACATAGGTTATACCAGCAGCAGGAGTTCCATCGGCTTTTGTTGCTGTGAAGTCTATCCCTTCAATTAACTCAAAAGTAACACCTGAATCGCTGTTTACGGTTGTGCCACTTTTTATTATTGGTAGAGCTGTTTTGTCATAGGTTGTTGTTATGTCAGCAGGAATACGAACATAAAAGGTTACAGGGACAACAGCGGGCGCAGCCCCAACAATATCAACGCCCGCCTCCCTTAACAGCTTTTCAAGGTTCTTTGATTCAACCGCTGTTTCAGCATTTAGTTCACCAAACTGGTGATCAAGATAAAAGCTTTGAACGTCACCAACATAAGATGCGAGCTCAACAAGCAATCCACCAAATCCGCTTGGCGAAAAGTCTTGCATCTTTGTTGGGAAAAAGTTTCTTGCATATTCAACAAGATCATTGCGGAAAGCTTCAAAGTCTTTGTTGACGTACTTTCTTTCTTTTACTGTTTGCTGAATGATTCGTCTGGTGTCTATTGGCATGAGATGTGTTACCTTGCTAAGATTAGATATGAAAAACCATGAACATTAGACAACTGTAAAGTTAATTTGCAACCGAGTTTTACCCACATTTGCCCGAGGAATAGAATAATCAATAATAACTACCACGTTTCCTTGACCAAGCTCCTGTGCATATGTTCTCTGGCTGTCAAAATTCTCTAGTTCAACATAAGGCATGTATTTTGTAACAGCTTTTAAAATACGTTGCATTGCAATGCTATCAAAACCATCCTTGCCGTATTTTTCATATTCTGTGGTAAGCGGAGTAAGATTTGCACCAAAATCGTATAAAGCCAAACGCTCACCCCAGTTGGTCATAACCAAATCACGTAAGTTGTTTTTTAACTGCATTCCAACGTCATAAGACATTGCAAGCAACCCTTCGTCATTTGAACCAATTTGGAGTGGCGTAATAATCCCAATAGGGATCGGAGTTGCAGCAACAGCTTGTGATTGTTGTACCACATCTTCTTGGGTGATACCTACGCTCTTAAAACTTCTCATGTTTTTAATTATAGACCGAACAAGTTCCGTAGTTCACCATTCGATACACCAGTAGAGTTAGCTTGAACTTCATTTGTTGTACCAACAGAAACTACACCCCTATCACCACCTTGACCTTGATTGATAGCTGTCAATGGAGACTCAACATTTGCTGTTGTTCCATTGTTGTTGTTTAATCCAAGACCATCTGAAAGAGATTGTGGATTATTCAAACTTCCAACATTCGATTCAGCACCGCCACCAGCAACAGAACGGGCAAGAAACTCTTCAAAAGTAATACCTTTTGTTGGATTTAAGTCATCTGCGCCAGCAACAGCAGAAATAGGATTGTCTGGTTTGGTTTGTGTATCACTTATATTCTTTTGATTGTTTGCAAAAGCTTGTGAACGTTTAATCTCATTGTCTGCACGTTGTCTCGCTACCTCTTCTTCAACAACCATTACTTCACCATCTGGTAAAATCTGTGTTGTTTCATCACAAAGAGGAAAGAAGATACCAATGATAGGCAATGGATGTAAAAGTGCTTTGATAAAACACCAGATAATTTGTATGATTGCAAAAGCTATCATTAGAGCAAAAGTTTTTGCTGGATCTGCATTAGGTGTTGGTACACCCGTAGGAAAAGCAGGAGCTTTTAACGCTGCATAAATTGCATTAGCTAATAACAAAGCAGTTGAACCAACAGGAGGTGGAACTCCGTTCATTGCTAGTTGTATTGCTAAGTTAATAGACTCGTTGATTGCTGCATTTTTTGCAGATTCAAGCTGATCTTTTGCTTTTTGTTCTACCGCTTTTTCTATCCGTTCTATTTCATCTTGCGGATTCGGTAGTGGTGGTGTGGGAAGAGCCATAGCGATAAGTATGGAGGTAACGTTTTGCGGTCACTGTCCGAATATTTTACTCGACCTTGCCCTATAAACTGCTTGGTTGGTTTGCAATCTATGAGTTGCTATGTTGCTATTAAGACTTGCTAGAGCAGTTTGTCCGCTTGCATAAGCACCATCCCAAGCAAGATCTTTACCGCTGATTGTATGACTTTGTACGGTAGCTGTACCAAGAGCACTAACAAGTGAAGAATAAGCGTCTGTCAAGTCTTTAATTTGATTTTGTAGTCCCTCTACAACCTTTTTAAACTCACTCCACTTGATATAAGGTTCAGCGCCAGCAAACTGATTATCTCCACCAACACCCACGGCATTTGTAGACCCCTGAACGTTTCCCGGTAAATCTGGCGGTGGGTTCTGGTTTGCTTCTCTAAGTGCTGCACCACCCAAAAAGATTTGCATTCCATCGATTTGAACACGACCTTCTGGAGACATATACATGTAAGCCAAATGATCTCCGTTATGTGCTTGACCATTTGGATCTTCTGGAGTACGATATTTTCCTTCTTTGACAAGAAGAATACTACCTTGAATAACAGGATCAAGAGAATCTTCCGTTGGAACGCTACGTCTTGCAATTAAACGCACGTTGTCGGCTTTGTTAATAATATAAGATGTACCAACACGGAAACTGGAAGATGTTGGTTGTGTGGGGCTGATACTCTTGGGAGAGTAGTTGATACCAGTTGGTTTCAATGCATCTCCTGCGTTTCCTTCGGTTGTCGAAACAATACGGAAGTTTTTATCCGCAAGAGTTTTCATTGATACATAGATGCGTGCAGCATCGTGAATGAAATCTGGATCGCCTTCTCTGAGTTGTTCTGTGCGGCCATGAACCGTTGGGTTCTTGTCTACTTCTCTATACCCTCTTTCGTTACCTACAACTAATGGCGATGTAGCACAGTGTTCCCGTTTGTTTTTAGGAATTGAATTTTCTGTGTTATCAAGCATGTAGCGGCCACGTCCAGCAACAATATCAATTGTTCCGGCATAAGAACGTTGTTCGTTCTCGCTACCCATTACATAACCAACACGATCCTGCCCAAGAACAATAAGAGAATTATTCATTCCTTGGAGAACAAACTCTTGTGGGCGCTTGGTCCAGCGAGGAACTACCTCATAATTGTGCAACAAACTTGCACTTGATTGTGCAAAAATATCGTCATATGGATTGTTTTCATCATCTTGAGATAAACTATATCCGTTTACTTGACCAAGCCCGTTTGGAAAAGCTGGAACCGTTACGATTTCATCACGATTTACAGATGTGCTTGTACGAAGCTCAGCATATTGTTCTCTTTGAAATCTACGATCATTGTGGGTAAAGTTTATATCTTCAACCTGAAGACCCTCAGAGACTCTACAAACCCACTTACCACCAAGCATTCCTTCTTTTGCAAAGTCTGGGAATACTGCCCACACTTGTTCTCCTGCTTGGACAGGCAACATGAGGTGACTTGGAAACATGGGAGACAAAACAACTTTTGATGGACCTGTGTTAGACATACCATCGGTTATAATGTTCGCAACAACACTATTAGCAGCTATTTGATCAACAGCGGTTGGGTTTATAACCTGACCTTTTAAGATTGTTTTTTGTTCCGCTGTTAATGTTTTTGGATTAAAGATGACCTCAAACACAACACAACGCATGAACATTGGTGGTGCGCCAGCCGCTTGGGCTGCCATTACCATGTTGCCTAAATCTGGTGTGTTATTGTTTGCGGAAGCTCCAATACGTCCCGCATTTACCTGCAATGGAGGCATGTTTAACCTCTTAGTTTTCTCTCAAGCTTATCGAACAGTGCTCCACCCGTAGGAATAGAATCTGCTTCTTGTTTATCTTTAGCCTTGTAAACAAGTTCTGCCAATTTCAATAGTTGTACGTTTGCCTTTTCCATTCTTTCCATGTATTTGGATAGGTGATCGCCATGAATAACATGCTGTTCTGGATTTCCATGAACGGCCATGAACAAATCGGTCCATACTGTATAAGCATTTCTGCGATCTATCAGGGCATTCTCATAGATCTGTTTCCACAGCAATTTCAAACGTTCATCAACGCTATCAATTGAGTTAAGAAGATCAGAGAACGTTGCCAAGTCTGCTTCGGTCTTTTTTACAAGCTCGCTACCGACCAAGGTTGAACCAACAGCTTGATCGGCAAGTTGTTCGACTAGAGAATCGCTGGACATTATTGAGCACCCTCATATTCTTCTTTAGCGGCTTTATAGTGCCTCTTCATAAGAGAAAGCACCAC